CTGTCCCATCGGCGTTCTGCTTGGCCTTCCTTGGGGGCGCGGGGTTATGTTTGTTGAAATCGGCCTTAAGGGTAGCCATACGCTTTTCTTTATCTTCTGGACTCATATCGGCTATACCTTCAAGAGCGGCGTTGATAACCTTCCGTCTTTCTGTCAACCAACCAGATACTTCTCTTTCCCGTACCTTGTCGGGTTTGCCTTCTTCTTCAAGGAGCTTTGTCTGAGTACCGTAGAGTCTGCTCTTGGCTTTTGATTCTTCGGCGTTGGCCTCGTAGTACGGTTTTTTGATTGCGCCTTCGATATCCTGACCCCTGCGGGTTGTCTCTGCCTGTATCCCTGCTATTCCAATGTTCGTATCTTGACCTCTCGTTGTAACTCCGGCAGTTATTTCTTGGCCTCTTCTTGCGGTATCTGCCTGTATACCGGCAACACCAAACTGACCATACGAAGTCATAGGAGCAAGATTCTGAAGTGCCGTTTTGAGTGAATTTATTTTCGTTGCTCTACTTACCGATGGGTCTCCGGTAGCGGCAGTTTTTAACAGATCGTTCATCAATTCTGAAAATTTTGTATCATTTGGGTTGTAACTGCTGGAAGCAATCGCTGGCGCGATATCTTCACGAGTTTTATAATCGGGAAGGATTAAAGCCCCCAATCCAGATTCCGGCTTCGACATCGATATGCCGGAAGTGAGGGGCCAACTGAAAGATCGCTCATCTTTAATAGCCCCGTTGTTTGGCTTACTCAAATCGGCGGGAGTTGACTTCGCCGCACCTTCCTTGACCATGTTGAGCAAAGGCTTGTTGACCGTAGCTCCAAGGGTAGGGGTGTTCACGTTATTGAATATTCTGCTGACACCCGTACCGACATCGCTTGCGATATTTCCCTGTTCAACGCTTGCCGTAAGGTTCTGCTTCAATCCTTCGACAGTGGGAATGTTGGCACCATACGAGTTCTGAGTTCCGGCAACGATAGTGTTGGGGATAGCTCCTACAGCACCTACTCCCCTGACAAAATCTCCTACGGGAGTTCCCATCAGCTTATTCTTTGCCGATTCGATCATTGCGCCGATCTTGTCTGCATTATTGGTCGGCATCTCGATTCCTTTATATGTAGGCATGGTTGATAACCCTCCTTATGCTTCTACGGCTGTTTCACTGTAAGACTGGCTGGTGGATTCTCCCTTGCTGTAGCCATAGCTGGCACCAAAAGAACTGCTCAGGGTAGCTGAAGCATGGATTGTCCCAAGCGCACTCGCACAAAGTGCCTTGTAGACTTCAGCCGCCGTCTGTGTTCCTGACAGCCTGAGCTTGGCTTCTTCGACCTTCTGCGTCAATGCCGCCCTCGCTATCTCAATGTTGGCCTGAAGGACGGCTACCTGCATCTGAATCTCTCTCGTCTGCGAGGTGGACGCGAGGTCGTACAGTGATGCCAGTACCCTTGCTTCTGCGGCATACCCTTCGATATCTGCTTTGTACTTCTCGATCTTGACGAGGTTGTTTGACTTCTTTATTTCAGCCTCACCTAATGCACCCGTCACTTCACCATTGTAAAGGTCTATCTTCAGCTTGGCGATATTGACGAAGAGTTCACCGAACTTCACTCCGTTTTCAAGAGCGAACTTCCTGCACTCAACGAACATCTTCAGACGCTCGATGGTCATGTCCCTGTTGATGGTTGCGAGCTTGTTCTGATAGGTTTGACGGGCTTTCTGCTTGGCCTTGATAAGCGCACCGGGGGGAAACTTGTAACCGGCACCCGCATACATCTCATCAAGGTCATCGGTCTGCGCGGAGAGGTCAAGCAGTTCTCTCTCTTTCGCCCGTTCCCAAATCGCTATCTCGTCGGCTGTCTCAATACCGTAACCGCCGTTGGTGATATCGTCGTTCAGCTTCTCATAAATGTCGTTCCAGAGATTGGAGAGGATGATCGCGCTGACATCAGGCACCACAACGTCCGGTACGGTAGGCAGAGTGACGGCAATCTCTTCAGTGGTAGGAGAGGTGGGCTTCCTTCCAAAAAGGTCGTCAAAGGCATCACGAGAGAAATCAAAGTCCAGACCGATAGCCATTGCCGTAGGAATAGGAACATCAATAGATTCGGTAGCACAATCAACCATCGTGCCGACATAGGAGTTCATCGCGGCAAGAGCAACATTGGCAAATGCTAATTGCTGGTCAATAATTCCACCTATCCTGGGGTTATCAATTTCTGTCCAGTAAGGAATATTAAACATAGGAACTGACATCTGGCTTCCTCCTTATCGAGGCCGGTTTACCCTTCGGATGTGGTACACGACGTATGCACATAGAACCAACCGTCTCCGTATAATTGAGTCTCGTCTTTCTCGACAAGTTCATGAACTCCATCTGTATCTGAAGGGAAGGTTGTCGTTATTGTATTTCCTTTAACAATTGCTAAATATCCGGTTTGAACTTGATTGACGATCTTCCCTGTAGCGTTGTTCCAACCATCTGCAATCCGATATGAAACAACTAGCACATCTTCGGGTTCATGGTTCCCGCCAGAAAGAAGGTATTCCGCTTTGTAGCACGTTGTTTTTATCCCTTCTACGAAATTACCAACATAACCAACACCAGGAGTGTATGTCCCTGTGACAAGGGGTATCACCTGTCTATTATAAACAAAGCAATCTGTAATGGCCGATGACGTACCGTTACTGCCAATCTCTACCTTACGAATAAAAAAACCATTATGGGTAGCATCTTCAGCCCATGAATAATCACGGAGGTTGTATGCCTCATATGTTATCAAATTCGTTTCATTTACCGATGAAGATATTTCATGCCATGCGTTAAAATACTCAACCCCAGTTGTTCCGTCCCAAGTCGTAGGCCCTGCCGGTTCTGGTTGCCCAATTACCCAACTTTTTCTGAATATTGCTTGTTTAGTCCATGAATAGGTTTTAGTGGTTGTATCTTCCCAATATACTGTTGCATCGAGAGCAGAAGAAGACTTAACTTCCCATTCGTAAGTATAAACTTGAGAGCTAGTTTCTGTCGCAGTATAATCACGAACATTATAACCACTATACTCATAAATATCGCCTTCGTCGATTGCCGTAGAAGCCTGATGTGCGCTGGCCGTAGCCGCATAAAACAAATCGGCCATCCAACCCATTGTCGGCCAATGTTGAGCCTCTACCGTATTGAGCATTTTTTTAGAAGGTTCCAGCGTAGATTTGTTTGCAATAATATATCGGCCCGAAGAGTGATTTGGGTTAGGGACATACAAAATTTGCCAACCGTCCAGAGCTATCTTACGAGTAAGAGTTGTTATAAGGTCGTTGGCAACTATTACTGCATCTCCTTCAACGTCATCTCCTAGCAATATCGTTGCACTTCTCCCGTCAACATTATATGAGCCATCATCCTGCCTGCTTCCTTGTTTGATAGACCAACCCGCATATCCCCCACCGCTTCCATCTTCTCCGGCTTTAATAAAAAAGGTGGCAGGCAACGCCTTACTACTAGCGTCCGTTCCGTTAATAACGGTAACAATAAAATAATACCCGCCTTCAACATTTTCATCTTCCATCATTTCTTCCGATAAGAGATCAATCACCCATGTACGCTTGCCTTCATCGTCAACTATTGGCTGATCGTTTCCGTCTACGCTGTAAGGGGGTTCTTTGTTCCATACCATCTCAATCCCCGCGCCCTCAATCAACTTTCTTGGTATTGATATCATTATACAATCTACCACATCGTTCATGATATAGTCAATGCAAGTTCCATCAGGTAACGTCCTTCTTGCCCTTCTGGACGGTTGAGAGAACGATTGGCGCATATTTTCCTCATGGGTAAGGAAATACTGAGCAAGGCCCATGTAACCCTCAGCACCTCTTGGTACAGCCCATCTTATCGGTTTACGGTCTGCCACTGTCCTAGATATTCCTCTTGAGAAGTTCCACATTCAGAACCATGTCGTAGAGTTCAAAATCAGCACCAGCGATATTACTGAGTTCCAATTCAAAGTACCGCCCCTTCTTTCCTTTGCCGACATTGGTTTTCAGGTTCTTTATCCTGTCGCCCGTGGTTGCCGTGAGAAGATAATCATGAGGCGTTCCGTCATCGGATGTGACTGTCAGGTAATACGAACCGTCGCCCTTCATCGAGAGATATGCGTCCGTTACCTTCTTGATATTGGGAAGGTCGAAGTCGTTATTGCCGACATTGAGATACGCCTTGATATCGGTACTGTTGTCCTTGTTCCCTTCCAGAAGGGTGATACCGTTAGAACCCGCCGCGAGATGTTTTCCTTTGAACGTACAGAAGGAATTGAAGGGGAAGTTGTCGTATTCGGTTATGGCTGAGTTCTCCGTGTTCATAACGTAGCATCTGAAAGAGGTTGACTGTTGAACCAGGGTCGCCACAATCTGAAGCAAGGGTAAGGATTCGTCAAGGGTATGAAGCAAAGGCCCGTGAGCGTAGGCACTGATGGTAATGATAGGGAAGGATTCCGATACCGTACCCGTGTTGATCGTTCTGCCTGAGAAGGTAAGGAAAGGCAGAGAAGCAACACCCTGAGATATGCCACCATTTAATAGTGTCGCATTAATAGAGAAGAAAGGAACGTCGCAATCTCCCGCGTGGATTTCACCAGTGAGAGACGTTGAAGAAGCCGTGAGAGCAGGGAGGTCTTCTTCAACGGTGTCTCCCCAACCCAGCGTCCAAGCTCTAACAGTCATCTGAATGTTTTGTAGGGAACCTTCAGATACCTCACCAGTTAACGAATCCGAGCTTGAAGTAAATATTGGGATGGTTCCAATAACAGCATCGCACCCTGCCACTATTTCCAACATCGGCATTGCAACAATATCTTCTTCTGTTTGAAGCTCCAACCTTCTTATTCCATAATCCCACGGTGATGCTTCCCATGTAGATGTCCCTTCTATCCTGTAATAGCGATATTCTACATCGTTTGTTAAAGTGATGTATTTTGGGTCTGCTTCATCGCCATCCGTATGCTGATCGAAATAGGATTGGCTAGGAGTTATTTCTACCCAATCTGTAGTTGATGAACTGGTGTCTGCAAAGGCATCAGAATCGTTTGTCCCGTAGAAAACAAAGTTTTTAACTCCGTAGGCTGTCGATGCCCCCGAATCGTGATAGTTTTCATAATACAGTCTTTTAATGAGTTTGGCCGAGCCCAAGTCAATATGGAATCTGAAAACAACATCCGTTTTAGCACTATTTTCAGACGCAACTCCAGTTAATGACTTGCCGGGATTTACCGCATTATACGCTTCATATCCAGACGCAAAACCAGAAGGCGCAGGTACATAAGTGTTATTATATGCCGCTGGATATTGAGAAACGAAAACTATAGACATTCGACCTCACAAAGACCAAGAGAGGGGGGTGTACCCCTCTCTGGATTTTAACTACAATTGGACTACGCCGCAGGCTGTGTGATCTGGAACGTGCTGATTGTCTGCACTGCGCCCGAAGTGATGGACAGCGAACTCATGTTCAACTGTGAACCGGAAGTCGCGCACGCTCCGTCAAGACGGCAATCTGTCGTGCTGGAAGCTCCACCATCACCCGCCTGATACATCCTGAACCATCCGGCAGTGCCAGAGGCTACGGCTGTACCCGACCATGTTTCTGCGGCGGCTTTGGAGATAACACCTGCCGACGCATCATCGAACTCAAGCCCTGCCGCCGCGCCATCGGAGTAGAATGTGCAAAGTAAAGTCCCGCTTGGTGCATCGTCCGCACTCGTGGGTTGTGTGCCGGAATAAACGTTGATGAAGCAATCCTTGAAGATTGCCTGAAAGCCAGCGTCCACACAGTCACAGACAACGGTATCGAAACCGGAGTATTCACCCGTGGTCGCATCTGTTGACTCAAGGGTTATCCTTGTGGTGGTTGCCGTGGCTACGAAGATATAGACCTTCTGCGCCCAATCCGCATCTGACAAGGCGGCTGATTCAAAGATTGCGGTAGGCGCAGCCGTTGTACCTATCTTGATCTTCCCGCTATCGGCTGTGCCTTTCTTGAAGTATGCCGACAATTTGTAGACATGACCTATCTTCGTGGTGATATCCTGATACGCTGAAGCCGCCGCGTCACCCGAAGACAGTACCCTCATGTGGTTGCCCGACTGACCGGACGTTTCCGAAGAGAGCGTAGCCCCTGATGCCGTCCATCCTGTCGTGACCGTAGTGAATGTCCCATTGGTAATAAGGTCGGTGACTACCCCAAGAAGCTGATTCCGCAAAGCTGTACTCAAGCGCAATGCCATAATTATATCCTCCTGTTAATTTGATTTCCTGATTTACTCTGCATCCATCGTTGCTACGGGCAGAGTTATTTCCATCTCGCCGTATCCCTGATTCATTTCCTGTCTGTCCCTATCCTCACCCTTCAGAGTAAAGAGATACTGGTCTGTGCCTCTCTCTTTCCTGACAAAACCTGCGCCTGAATAAGCGGGTTCGTAGATGTAGGAATCACGGGACTTGTTAATCATCTCCCCGCCCTTGCCGCCGATACAGATTCCCTTGGCAGAAGCAAAGACGATCAAGGTCTGCATTGCCTCATTGTTGCCGACATCCGGCCTGATAAGTTTCTGCATGGTTCCAAAGATTGCGCCGTAATTGGCTTTCTGTTCCCACTTGAAATCCTTGGGATTATCACCCTTGGCGAAGTCAATGTCGTCATCCGTCCCGAAATAGATTCCATCGTCAACGGCACCGACTAGGGTTACGTCCGATTCAAACTGAGTGAACCCGTTGGACATATCGCAGAGTTCGTACTTGAAGGGTTCCGTGTGCCAAACCGCATCAAAGGAGCCGATATAGATTCTGCCCTTGTAATACTCAAGAATCTGACCGGCAGGAGGTGGTGACTGAAACTGAGTCTTTAGCATTGCTCCTGTCAGGCTGTCTTCCGTAAGGTGGTCTATCGTCTGTCCCGATGTGTTAC